GGTGGGAGCAGCAGGAGCGGCGCCTGACGGTGCTGGGCCTGGTGCCGCGTGGGGCGGTGGCGGCGTGAGCGAGATCACCGCGAAGGTCGCGCTGGAAGTGCTGGAGCTGGCGCTGGCGCGCTGCCCGGAGGGGCTGGCGGAGCTGCTGGATCTGGCGCGGGTCGCACGTGACGCCCAGGTCGACATGTCGCGGGCCCAGTCCTGTGGCCCGGACGCGCGGCCCGCCGTCGCGCAGGCCGCGCTGGCGACACTGGACGACGCGCTGTCAAACCTGGCGCTCGACGTCGAGATGTACGCCCTCGAAGCCGACGCGAAAGCAGGCGTCGCATGACCGCCCTCGACGAGCGCCCCATCATCGGGAACGCCGAACTGGTCGGCAAGTTCGAACCCGGCTCGCCCGAGTGGCATGCGGCCCGCGCCGACGGGATCGGCGGCAGCGAGATCGCCGCCGTGCTCGGGATCTCTCCGTGGGAGTCGGCGTTCTCGCTGTGGCACCGCAAGCGCGGCATCGTGCCGCCGCGCGAAGCCAACACCGAGATGGACGCCGGCCGCCGCCTCGAACCGGTCATCTGCGACGTGTTCGAGGAGCGCCACCCCGAACTGCGGCTGCAGCGCAGCCCCGGCACGTTCCGCAACCGGAAGCGGCGGTGGCAGATCGCGAACCCCGACGGTTTGCTGTTCGACCTGTCGGCCGGACCCGACGCGCCGCCGTGCGCGCTGCTTGAGGCGAAGTTCGCGCTGACCGCCGACAAGTGGGGCCCCGAGTTCACCAGCGCCATCCCGGAGTACTACCTGGCGCAGGGCGACCACTACGGCGACACCCTCGGCGTGCGGCTGATCTACGTGATGGTGTTCATCGGCTCGACCGGTGAGTTCCGCGAGTACGAGGTCACGGTGGATCCGGACGACGTCCAGACGCTGCGCGCGGCGGGCGCCGAGTTCATGCGCCAGGTCGCCGAGAACAAGCGCCCGAGGATTGACGGCCACGAGCAGACGCTGCGCGTAGTCAAGCAACTGCCCGAGGGCATGGTCGACCTCGACGTTGAGGTCTGGCCGGTGCTGCGCGACCAGTACTTCGACGCCCTGAACGTGTTCGCGGCGGCCGAGTCGGAGAAGCGCCGCGCCCAGTCTCTCGTGCTCGACCAGATCGGCGACGGGCGCCGCGCGGTGTGCCGCGGCGAGCGCGTCGCCACGCGCACCGTGCGCGACGGCAAGACCTTCAGCCTTCAACCGGCCCGCAACAGGGGGAACACAGCATGAGCACTATCAGCACCGCGGTCGCGCTGCGCAACGACGGCGCGGCGCAGATCATCGAGGGCTACAAGGCCGACCTCGCGTCGATCATGCCGTCGCACATGAACCCCGACGTGTTCACGCGCCTCGCCGTCTCCGTGCTCAGCCGGGACGAGAAGCTGCTGAACGCCGCGAGGAACAACCCGGCGTCGCTGATGTCGGCACTGTGGGAGGCGTCCCGACTCGGCCTCGAACCGGGCACGGAGCAGTACTACATCACGCATCGCAACTCGCGGAAGCGCGGCCCCGAGATCGTCGGGATGACCGGCTACCAGGGCGAGATCGAACTGATCTACCGCGCCGGCGCGGTGTCCTCGGTGACCGTCGAGGTGGTGCGCGAGGGCGACGACTTCGAGTGGCTCAAGGGATCCATCGACCGGCGTAACCCCGCACGGTGGGACGGCCCGCAGAAGCAGCCGTACCACCAGGTCGACTGGTTCGAGGACCGGGGGCGCCTGAAGGGCGTGTACGCGTACGCGGAGATGAAGGACGGCTCCATCTCCAAGGTTGTCGTCCTGAACCAGCAGCACATCGAGGAGGCCAAGGCGTTCTCGCAGGGCGCCGGCGACGACTGGTCCCCGTGGCGCAAGCACGAGGAGGCCATGTGGATGAAGACGGCTGCGCACCGGCTGCGTAAGTGGGTGCCGACGTCCGCGGAGTACATGCGCGAGCAGTTGCGCATCGTCGCGGGCGTCCAGGCAGAGCAGGGCGCCCCTGCGGCCAGTGTGCGCCCGGCCGCGCCGGAGGTGACGCTGACCGCGGACGACTTCCGCCAGTTGGCGGACGACGCGGCGGACATGGGCGAGTTGTCGCAGGTCCTCAAGCGGGCGCAGGGCGCAGGGTTCGCGACGGGCGGCGACGAGCTGTTCCAGCACTTCCTCGCGCGCCGCGCCGCGCTCGAGACGCCGGACGCAGACGAGGTCGCCGAGCCGTGCCTGCACGACGGCGAGTTCGACCCGCAGTGCCCGGGGTGCCGTGCAGCGCAGACCGCAGCCGACCAGCGGCTGGCGGCCGCCTGATGCCTGCGTTCTTCTGCGCCGTGATCGGCGTGGCCGCTGCGCTGGTGCTGTTCGGCGTGCGCGGGCTGGCCCGGATGGCGCGCCACGAGGACGGCGACAAGGTCGCCGAGGACTACTTCACGGAGCACTCCGGCCCGGACGGGGGTGCGCCGTGAACCCCGGTTTCTCTCCGTACCAGGCACTGCTCTGGGTGGGCGCGTCCCCGGCCCGGATCGTCACGGCGCTGGTGCTGCTCGTCGCGGTGACGGTGTGCGCCCCGGTGGGTGCGGTGGTGCTCGGCTGCGCTGGGTGGCGCCGGATCCGGCGCGCGGCCGCATGGGTGCGCGCCCTGGTGGGGTCGTGGGTGGCGTTGCTGGCGTGGCAGTGGTCGACGCGGCCGGTACGGCACTGCGCCTGCTGTCAGGGCGCGGAGCCGGTGTTCCAGACGCGCGCTGAGGTGTTCGGTCCGCTGGGCGAGTTCGGTCCGTCCCGGATGCCGCGGCGCGAACCGCAGCATGTTCCGCCGCAGGTGTTGCCGGCGGCGGGGCCCGAGGACTGGGCGGAGGCGTTCGGTTGGGCGCCCGGTGACGACTATGCCTGGTTCGGTGAGCCGGAGGACCTGGTGCCGTTGTCGCTGGACGACTGGATCGCGCAGTGCCAGACGGAGTACGAGCGCAAGCGCGCGGCCGGCGGTGACCTGTGATCTGGGTGCTGCTGTTCGCTCTGGCGGTCGTGCTGCTCGGCGGCCCGTTGCGCCGTGTGCTGCGGGCGCTTCGGCCGGGGCGCGCTGATCCGGATCTGCTGGACGCGCTCGCCGCGGCGCATCCGATGCGGCGCCGTCCCCGCCTGGTGGACGCGATGGGTCCGTGGGGTGAGGACGGGTTGCCGCCGTTGCCGTCGCATGTCCAGGCGGCGCTGCACGCCGAGATCCGGGCTCTGACGGCCGGGTCGCACGCGCCGTAGCGCAGGTTCCGCGGCGGGCTCCCCCAACCGCTGCGGTAGCCGCCCTAGGCCAGGGCGGCACGGCCGGGGTCGTCGCCAGGTGGCGGCCCCGGCCCGGGGGACAACACCGCACCACCCAATCCACCACCGACTCCTTTGGGGGAATCGATGCCTGAGCACCACACCGTCCACGAGTCCGACCCAGCCGCCGTCGCCAATGGCCTCAGGCCCGACCCGTTCGGCTTCGACCCGACTCACCTCGTCGAGTTGCGCGCCGAGTACGCGAGCGACAACGACGAACTCCCCGCGAACTGGCCGTGCGAGATTGTGCGCCGCGCCGCGAAGCTGATGAAGGAACGCGCCGGCGCGGCCACGAAGGGACGCTGGTGCGCCAGCCCCGTCTACAGCGCCCGCGCCACGGCAACCAGCGCCGTCTACTCCTACGCCCACCCGGCCGGCAGCGGCGCGGCAGAGGTCGTCGCCTCGGCACGGGTCGGCAAGGGCGGACTGAAGCGTGGCGCCGACGCTGAGCACATCGCGGCCCTCGACCCCGACGCCGCCGTGGCGGTCGCGGATGCGTGGGAGCAGCAGGCCGACGACATGGGCGACCGCCTCGGTCATCTGCACGCGTTCGGGCCGCCCGGGAACTGGGTGGTCGAGGACGAGCGCGAGAGCTTCCGGCCGGACTGGACGGCGACGCTGCGTGCCGCGCTGAAGTACCTGCGCGAGGACGCCCCGGCGGTGGCCTCGTGACGCCGCCGACCGCTCCGAGCGTCCACGTGGACGCCGGCCCCGCCGGGATCCGCACCTGGGCCGACCTGATGGGCCGCGCCTCCTTCCGGCTGCGCATGACTGACACCTCCCCGCTCGCCTCCGCCGTCGCCGACCTGCTTGACGAGGAGACCCAGGGCGAGCACGGCGCCGACCACTGTCCCGGCCGCAAGTGCCCCTCGCGTAGCGCGCCAAAGTACAAGTGTCCGACCGAGCTCGACGAGGGGTTCGTCGACGAGGACGGGCACCACCACTGCCGCTGGTGTCTCGCGTTGGCGCTGTCGTGGGAGCACCCGGAGCCCGCCGCAGTGCGGCTGGCGCGGGCCGTGCTCGAAGGTGGGGCGTCCTGATGGCCGGCGACACCCAGACGTTCGAGGCCGTGGCCGATGCGCTGGTGCGTGTGGGCGCCTCGGACCGGATCAAGACGCACATCCTGGCCGCGACGATGGACGTGGTCGGCGTGCCGATGCTGTCGGTCAAGCGGTACCGGGATGACGCGTCGATCGTGGCGCTGTTCGCGTCGCGCGGCGTCACGATCGTCCCGCCGGGCGGTGAGACCCGGTGACCGGTCAGCAGTCCCTCGACGTGGGCGTGACCCGGTCCGCGGTCATCTCCGCTGACGGCGTGTACCGGTACCGGTTGGAGCGGCGCTGGACCAGCGGGCCCACCGTCGCCTGGATCATGCTGAACCCGTCTACGGCTGACGCGGACACCGACGACCCGACTCTGCGCCGGATCAGCGTCTTCTCGCGGGCCTGGGGGTTCGGGCGGCTGATCGTCGCGAACCTGTACGCGCTACGCGCCACGGACCCGGCCCAGTTGTGGACCGCGCCCGATGCGGTGGGCCCGGACAACGACCGGCACGTCGCCGACGCCGTCTCATGCCACGAGGTGATCGTGGCGTGGGGCGCGAACGCGAAGCCCGACTATGACGGCGACGCGGTGTCGGTTAAGACGCTGGCTGCGGCGCTGCGCCATGTGATCGTGGAGAAGAAGGCGGCCGGGAACCTCGGCTACGTCCTCGACAACCTGGCGCGCGACGCGGAGCAGCTCAAGGAAGCGGTCGAACGGGCGCGTAAGGGAATCGCGGGCGGTACGTCGTGACGACCGACACGGAACTGCTCGCCTGGATCGCCGCGGCGGACGCCGACGCGCACCCCGCGCCCCCGATCGACACCCGGGCGCTCGCGCAGGCCACCCGCGACGCGCTCGCGGGAACGGAGCCGGTCGTGCTGACCGTGATCCGGTTCAAGTGCCCGTTCTGCCGGTTCAGCAACTCGCGGCGCAAGACCACGGTTGAGCACATCGCCCGCTGCTGGCACAACCCGGCGGTGTGCGCCTGCAAGACGTGCACGCACTTCCATCAGGAGGCGCCGGAGCCCGAGGTTGGGCTGCGCGGCATGGAGTGGTGCGACGCGCAGGACCTTGAGCTCGACGCCGTCCGGCATGACTGCCCGCTGTGGGCGCTGCGAGGCGAGGCGTCGTGAACGAGCAGACGATCCTCCCGGTCGACGGCTGCCCGCGCGAGGCGCTGGACACGCTCCTCGCCACGATCCCCGGGCCGGTCCCCACGGCCAGCCCGGACCCAGGCTCTCCCCGTCCGCCCGTGCCGCACACCGGCGCGGACGGGGAGAGCATCATCACCCTCACCGTCTACGGCACCCCAGGTCCTCAAGGCTCAAAGACCGCCAAAGGGCGGCGCGTCAACAAGGCCACCGGCAAGTGCTTCACCGTGCTCGTCGAGTCCTCCAAGAAGGTCAAGCCGTGGCGGGAACTCGTCGCGGCCGAAGCGTCGTCCAGGCCCCGCCGGCTACTGCTCGGCCCGCTCGCCGCCGAGATGGTGTTCTCCCTCCAACCACCCAGGAAGATCCCCGCCGACCGGTTCGTCGACGGCGTCCCCTACCCGGCCGCGTACCCGGACACCTCGAAACTCGCCCGCTCCACCGAGGACGCCCTGACCGGGATCCTGTGGCACGACGACGCGCAGATCGTGGACTACCGGCGGCTCGCGAAGCTGTACGCGGGCTACCCGGGTGCGCTGGACCGGCCCGGAGTGGTGATCCGGGTGTGGCGGATCGGCGGTGCGGCGTGACCGCCTTCCCCATTGATGCGATCGACGGTTGCGCAGGGCCCGGCGGCTGGAGCGTCGCCGCCGCAGCGCTCGGGATCCGCGAACTCGGGATCGAGCTCGACCCGTGGGCGTGCGCCACCCGCGCCGCAGCCGGACACCTCACGATCCGCGCCGACGTCGCGACACTCCCCCTCGACCGGATGGCCGGGAAGATCCGGGGCCTGATCTTCTCCCCGCCGTGCGGCACCTTCTCCGCCGCCGGCAAGGGCGAGGGCGTCGGCGACATGCCGCTGATCCACGCCGCCCTCGACGACCTCGCTGCGGGACGCGACACCCGCGCCGAACTCGCCGCTGCCTGCACCGACCCGCGCACCCCGCTGGTGGTCGAGCCGCTGCGCTACGCCCTCGCGATCCGCCCCGAGTGGATCGCGCTGGAGCAGGTGCCCGCGGTGCTGCCCTTGTGGCGGCACACGGCGCGGATCCTGCGCGCCCTGGGCTACTCGGCGTGGGCCGGGATCCTCAACGCCGCCGACTACGGCGTGCCGCAGACCCGGCAGCGCGCGATCCTGATCGCCTCCCGGGTGCGGACCGTGGCGCCGCCGGAGCCGACGCACGCGAAGGCCGCCGAACCCGAGTCGCTGTTCGGGCCGGGCCGTGAGCGCTGGGTGTCGATGGCCGAGGCGCTCGGTTGGGCGGCCCCGCTCGCCGCGGGTGTCGTCAACACCCGCGGCGAGCGCACGACCCCCGGCGGCAACGAGTTCAGTCCGGCCGGCCCGAGCTGGGCGCTGACGGAGAAGACGCGCTCCTGGACGGTGCGCACGAACTCGGGCAACGGGGACGCGCACGACTACGAGCGGGACCTGGACGCGCCGTCGCCGTCGCTGACCTCGCGGTCGGACCGGTGGCGCATCGATGTGGGTGCGGGCGGTTTCGCGCAGGGCTACGAGCGCGACGTCGATGAGCCGTCGCCCACGATCCGGCTGCAGTCGCAGTCGTGGGTGCTGCGGAACAACACGCAGGCGAACTCCGCGAGGCTCCGCCTCGCGGAGCCTGCCGGAACCCTGTTCTTCGGCGCGCGCGGCAACGACGTGTCGTGGATCGCCCCGGACGCCAGCCCGGTTCGGATCTCCATCGAAGAGGCGGCGGTCCTGCAGAGCTTCCCGCCCGACTACCCGTGGCAGGGCACGAAGACGCAGGCGTTTTTGCAGTGCGGGAACGCGGTCCCGCCGCTGCTCGCGCTGCACGTGCTGTCGGCCGCGACCGGGGTCCGCATCGATGCGGTGGCCGACGGAGAGGCGGTGGCCGCGTGACCGGCCGCCCGGGTGACGCGACCCGCCGCACGATCCGCGACCTCGCCGCGCATCCCCTCCCGCCTGGGGATCCGCTCACCACCCCCGGTGATCAGCCCATGGATTCCTGAGTCAACGCAAGCCCGTCAATCCAGCGCTAAGAGCAAGGTCGAACATTGAGCACCACCACCGAAGAAACCGTCACCGCCCCGCTGCCGGCCGTGCGCGAGCCGAGCATGCTCGAGCAGATCCAAGGCCTCGACGAGACCGTGAGGCGTGTCGTCGCCGAACGCGACGACGCCCGTGCGGCCGTCGCGCAACTCACCGAGGAGCGCGACGCGGAACGCCTGCGGGCCGACCGCGAGGCGGCGCTGTGCATGGCCCTGCAGACCCACGATCTGAACCGCGGCGTGGCGATGCGGGACCTGGCGCGGCAGCTCGCGCAGGCGGAGCGGGCGCTGCGCGAAGCCACGGCGCCCGCGCAGTCTCCGGCCGGACCCGAAGCCGTGCCCGCGCCCCAGCGCGTCCCCGACGCCCCGCAGCGGCCCATGCGCCGCCGTTTCTGGCGCCGTCCGCCGCGCCGCCACTGACCCCCACCATCACCGAGGAGACCCCTTACATGGTCATGACGACCGACACGACCCCCGCCGCAGTGGACACGGCGGGGGTGTTCGACGTGCGCGCCCTGAGCGACGAGCAGGCGCACGCGTTTGGGCTCGCCGTCGCGTGCATGTCCCGCGATTTCAAAGCCGCCAAGGCGCGCATCGCCGGACTCGAGGCCCGTGTCGCCGGCCAGCACGCGCTGATCGGAAAGCTGCGCCGCGACCTGGCTGTCGCGTCCCGCGGCGCTACGGCACTGCGGGTGGTCGAGCGCATCGACCGGGAGACCGCAGGCACTGCCGCCGCGGACGATGGCGTCGCCGCGCACGTGTGCGGACTGGACTGCTGCAGCGACGGCGACGAGCCCAAGCCGGTCCGGTTCGACGCCGCGTCGGCCGGAGCGCGCGGGTGGGGCCGGTGGCTGCGATGGTCGCGGTGAGCCGGGCCGGCGTGTGGATGAGCCGCCGCGAACCGGTCGCGACCGCTACCGCGGTGGCGGGGGTGCTCGGGGCTTTGCTGCTGGCCGGGCTGGATCAGGCGTGGTGGCTGCGCGCGATGGCCGCGTCGTTCCTGGCCGCGGCCTGGTTCGTGTGCTCCCTGGTCGCGCTCCTGCTGTTGTTCCCCGCCGAGTACCCGTCCGCCGCGCTCGCCGCCACTGTGGCTGCCGTGTCGGGGGCCGCCTGGTTCCTGGTGCGCCCGCCCGTGCGCGACGGGAGGCGTCCGTGAGCGCGGTGCGGTGCCGCGACTGCGACAGGCCGCTGCGCTCCCAGGAGGCGCGCGAGACCGGCTACGGATCCAAATGCGTACGCAAACACCGCAGTCCGAAACCCTCGCGGCCCCGCACGCCCCTCGCGAAGCGGGCCAGCGTGCTGATTCCCGGACAGACCGCACTCGACCTGACCGAACCGGAGACCAACGATGCCTGAGACCCGCTTCCGCAAACGCCCCGTCGAGATCACCGCGATCCGGCTCACCCCGGAGAG